TTTCATTTTAACGAATCGACAATTCATAAATAAAAATTTTAGCATACAAGATGAAAATAATATTAGTTTTCGTGATGATATAGATACTTTGAAACAAAACCAAAACGTGTTAAATTCTAATATAAATAAATTTATAAAGTTATTTTATGCCAAGAAAAAAACAGACGACCGAACCAATCATTAAATCAAAGGGATTATTTGACCACATCAATCAGATAAGAAACATAAAAAACCCTAATTACTATGATACTTTGACGGAGGCCGAAAAAAAATCATTCAATCATTATATGATTTGTAGATTTTTGAGCATGGACCCAAATGTAATTGATCAGGTTTGTTATCTTAGCAAAATTTTTGATAAAATGGATAGTAAATCTTTTTACAAAGTATGTTGTGAAGTAATCACGCCTGTAAAATTTACGCCTTATATTAAAAGCAAAAATAAAAAATTTAATAAATCAATTTTAGACTTAATTAGTGATAAGTATCAGATAAGCAAAACGGAAGCCAACGAATATTGTGAAATTATGTCTAAAACTGAATTGGGGTTAAATCGTTTATATGAAGATTGTAGAGGATATGGTTTGGATGATAAAGAAATAGACAAAATCGTAAATAAAGATGAATAACAAAAAAATTATTGGAATAGGTGGTGTAGCAAGAGTTGGCAAAAATTTATTTGCCGACATTGCCGGCAATGTATTGAAAGAAAAGTATAATAAGACATGCAAATCATTTGCTTTGGCATATTATCTTAAAAAAGATTGTGAAGAGTTTATTAAAGAAAAATTGAACATGGATGTTTGGTCTGAATTAACAGACGAAAAAAATGTGTTCAGACCTTTATTGGTGTGGTATGGCGGAGTCAAACGAAAACAAACCAATGGAAGATATTGGATTGAAATGTTACAAAAAGATTTAGAAAAGTCAAATGCGGATGTAAACATAATCACCGATATTCGATATTCGATATATGATAAAGATGAAGTATATTGGATACAACAAGAATTGAGTGGTAAACTTGTTCATTTATCGAAGTATTCCTTTACAGGAGTAAAAACCAACAGATTTCAACAACCTCAACAAAAAAAGGTATATGTTGAACCTGCCAATGATCAAGAAATGATAAATGATCCAATCGTCAAACGTAATAGTAATATTCAGATTGAATGGGAAGACGCTTCCGCCAGAACACATGATATGTATAGTCTCGCTTTAAAAGATGAAATTTTAGTCAATACGGTTAAGGATGTGTTGGACGAGATTCTTGATGAATAATTTATATTCCAATGAATTTATAGAAATAGAAAAACCAAAAGATAATATAATATTATTGGTTTGTGAAAATCCACAACAAAACAAGTTATTCAGAGACACGATAAATCAGTATCATTCTTATGTTAAATATAAAGATTCTCCGACGAGAAATATAAGATATTTGGTATATGAATCGAAGAGTGGAAATTTTGTAGGTTCTATTGGTTTAAGTAGTGCTACGATTGCGGTTGCGTGTAGAGACAATTATATTGGATGGAATAATGTCACCAAAATGAAACATCTGAATAAACTGGCCAATAATAGTCGATTTTGTATAATTCAAAAAAATACTACCATTAAAAATGTTGCAAGTTCAACATTAAAACAACTCAGAATTATTGGACAAAAAGATTGGAAGAATCGATATGGAGACGATCTCATTTTGTTAGAAACGTTTGTTCAACCTGAGAGAGATGACATATACGATGGAAATATTAATAGAAATGGTAGTTGTTATAGAGCTGATAATTGGATTGAAGTAGGAATGACTTCAGGAGCCAGTATTCAAAAATCACCTTTGTTATTGTGGGCAAAAGAAAAAGGTGAACGTGGTAGATTGGCTAGAGAAAACAAAGAAGAATGTTTAAAAAAATACGGTGGTTATTTGGGAGAACACAATAAAAGTGGTTATAAAGTGACTGAGAGCAAGAAAAAAATTGTGTTTGTTAAACCGTTGGTTAAGAATTGGAAAAAAATATTAAACGATTTCTAATCTTTTCTAATCTTTTCTAAAGTTTCTTACTATGTATTATCAAATGATGGATAATAGCGAGAAAACTTCGATACAAGTTTCAACTACAATACGAGATCTTCTAAAAGAATTTTGTGAAGATAATGGTTATAAAATGAATCGATTTGCTGAAAAAGCAATTTTGGATGCTATATCCGGAAGTTATCGAGTAAAATCATATGAAACTGACAAAACAACAAGCTGAACAAAAGGTATACGAATTAACAGAACAACTAATTAAGGTTAAGTTGGATCAAAAAGATGTTAATGCGGGATATAAAGAAAAGATCAAAGATATTGAATCGGAAATAAAAGCGATTATTGAAGATTATAATTCTAATGGTGTAAAGGCTCCTTAAATAATATGAAAAAGAAAAAGATACTGTTATTAAGCGATGATTTAAGAATGTTTAGCGGGGTTGCGTGTCAGTCTCGTGAACTTGTGTTAAACACACTTCATCATTATGATTGGGTTCAAATTGCAGGGGCGATCAAACATCCCGAATCAGGAAAAATAATAGATATGTCCGGCGCAGCAAAACAGTATACAAAAACTGATGATGTATATTTGAAATTATATCCCACGGATGGTTATGGAAACGAAGATATACTAATGACTATAATTAGCATGGAAAAACCTGATGCAATTTTACATTTCACAGATCCTAGATTTTGGGGGTGGTTATATCAAATTGAAAAGAAGATCAGACAAAAAATGCCTTTGACTTATTTGAATATTTGGGATGATCTACCCTATCCAATGTGGAATCGTCCGTTTTATGAAAGTTGTGACGCATTATTCGCGATAAGCAAACAAACTATGAATATAAATAAGTGGGTTCTTAGACCCGAAAATTGCAGATCTATAGACGGAGAATTTGATGTCGATGGTAAATTAATTAAAGATTAAAATTATGAGTGTAAAAGGCAAACATTTATTACATTATATTCCGCATGGAATTAATAGTGACACATTTAAACCGCTAAATAAAAATGACGAAAATCTTATTGAATTGAGAAAAGATATTTTTAAAGGCAAAGATTATGAGTTTGTTTTTTTCTATAATAGTAGAAATATTCAAAGAAAAAGAACATCCAATATAGCATTAGCTTTTAAGATGTTTTGTGAAAATCTTCCAAAAGAAAAATCGGATAAATGTATTTTAGTGTGTCATACTGAAAAGGTATTGGATGCGGGCACTGATTTAGGAGCTATTCAAGAAGCATTTTTATCTGATCATAATTTTTTGGTAATTGAAAATAAGTTTTCGCCTGAAGAAATGAATCTTCTTTATAATATCGCAGATGTAACTATAAACGTCAGTTCAAATGAAGGATTTGGATTAAGTGTGGCCGAATCGATAATGTCAGGAACTCCTGTAATTGTAAACGTCACCGGCGGACTTCAAGATCAAATTGGTCAATTAGATGATGATGGAAAACCTGTAGAATTTGATTTTAATTTTTCATCTAATAATGAACGTAGATATAGTCGTCATGGTATATGGGCTAAACCTGTTTGGCCGGTAACAAGAGTGGTTCAGGGTTCGCCGCCTACGCCATATATTTTTGATGACTTATGTAAGTGGGAAGATGTAGCCAAAGCAATGATGTATTGGTATATGATGACATCTGAAGATAGAGAAAAATGTGGATTGGAAGGTCGTCGGTGGGCGATGAATGAGGGTGGATTAAATCATAAAAATCTGTCGGATCAGTTTATAAAAGCGATGGATTTTACTATTGAAAATTTTATTCCTGAAAAATCATTTGCTTTACATACTGTAGATGAACATGTTGGACATAAGATGCCAAAAAATTCTTTGGGATTTGAAATGCCAAAGATTGACTTGGATTCTATCAACAATGAATTAAAAGAAATTGAAATAATAAGATAAAATATTAGACTGTAATCATTATGACTAAAATTCAAATATTAAAAAACGAAACGTATAAGAACGTTGAATCTTTACCAAAACAAGCAACCAATCGTTCCACGGGAAGAGACATAATTGCTACATCGGATCCTGAAATCGTTGGAGTAAAACACAACAAAGATGGAACAGGAACCTATTACAGAACTATTGATTATATTCAATATAAAACCAATTTATTTACTTCAGTTCAATTAAATAAAGAATCTGATTATGACATTTTAGGATTTCCAAGATCATCCGTCTCGAAATATAATTTAATGTTGGCCAATTCAATATGTTTAATTGATGCGGATTATCGAGGAGAAATTCTTTTAAGATTCAAATATATTTGGCAGCCAGACGATTTTATTTATGTTCCTACCACATCAGATACAGATGGAATTTCCGCACTTATAGTTGGCAAGCCTAATTTAAATAAAATTTATAAAAAAGGCGATACTATATGTCAGTTAAAAGTAACTCGTGTGGAAAATGTGGAATTTGAATTGGTGGATGTATTGGATTCTACTGAACGAGGAACTGGTGGATTTGGAAGCACTACCAGAAATGCCGAATCAAATACAATTATGGTGCCGGATCACCTTGTTAAACTGTATGAAAAAACAAATGTTGCCACATCAAAAAAGAAATATAGTGAGTTGATAAAGGAAAGAGAAAATTAATTATATGAATAAACCAGTGTGTGTTTTACAATCCCCATTATTTACCAGAAGTGGATATGGTGAATGGAGTATGGCAATGGCCAAATCTTTATTACGATATGATAAATTTGATTTGAGAATTGCGCCGACTAGATGGGGTGCATGTCCGTCTAAAAATACCATAGAAGAAATCGTGGATGACAATGAAAAGGAATTATTTAATAGAATTATTCGTCAACCATTAAATAAACAGCCAGAGTTATTTATACAGATATCGATTCCCAGTGAATATCAAACTCCTGCAAAGTTTAATATTGGTATGACGGCGGGAATAGAAACAACGATTCCATCAGGAGAGTGGGTCGAAGGAATGAACAGAATGAATGTTAATTTTGTTCTTTCTAAATTTGTGAAAGAAGTATTTGAGAAGGTCAATTTTACAAAACAACATCAAAATGGACAAAAAGAAGAAATCAAATTGAAAAGGCCAATAGAAGTGGTTAATTGGGGTGCGAACACTAACATATATAGAAAAACCGATGAAGTTGTTTCTTCATTAGAAAATGAATTTTCAAATATAAAAGAGGATTTTTGTTTTCTATTTGTAGGACAGTGGACGCATGGATCTGCATATGGAGATAGAAAAGATATAGGAATGTTGGTTAAAACATTTTTAGAGACGTTCAAAGGTGATAAAAATAAACCCGCGTTGATATTAAAAACTAGCGGAGCGACTTTTTCTAAAATTGACAAGTATGATTGTCTATCCAAGATAAATAAAATTAAAAACGATGTAGGTGGAGATTTGCCTAATGTATACTTACTACATGGAGAGTTAAGTGATGTTGAAATGAACGCTCTGTTTAATCATAAAAAAGTAAAATGTCATGTGAGTTTTACTCACGGAGAAGGATATGGACATCCATTATTGTTGGCGGCGTTGAGTGGCAAACCAGTTATGGCATCGGATTGGAGTGGACATTTGGATTTCTTAAATCGAGACAATTCATATTTGTTAAAAGGCGAAGTAAAACCGATATCTTCAGAATCAGTGAATCAGTATCTTATCAAAGAATCAAGTTGGTTTTATGTTGATTATGAAAAAGCTAAGGAAAAAATGAAGGGCATGATTCAAAATTATGATAAACTTGTAAAAAAATCACAAGATTCGATACCGAGTTTAATTGAAAAATTCAGTGAGTCGTCTATAGATAAACAATTTCATGATATGTTGAATAAACATGTTCCTGAGTTTGCGATTGAAAAGAAGATTGTTTTGCCTAAATTGAAAAAAATAGAGCTGCCAAAACTTACTAAAATAATGCCGCCGGCCACTGTAAATGCATAATAAATTATGAATCAACCATTTATAAGTTATTTAGTTACTTGTAAAAATGATGGATATTCACTACAACCATTATTAGAAGAATTATTTAAATATAAAGATAATGCCGAAACAGTTATTTTGGATGATTATAGTGATGACGTAGATACTTTATCGGTATTGCGAAATGCAGAAGAACATTCCGATGGATTTTTTAAAGTTTATAAACATCATTTAAATAAAAATTATGGCGAACATAAGAATTATGGAAAATCACTGTGCAATGGAAGGTGGATATTTCAAATTGATTCTGATGAAATGCCTTCTGAATCTTTATTGGATAATTTAAAAGATATTTTGAAAGAAAATGAAGATGTGGAATTGTTTTGGGTGCCAAGAATCAATGATTTTGTTGGCGTAACACAAGAACACGCAAATAAGTGGGGATGGAGATTGACAGATTATAAAGATAGAAAAATTGTAAATTGGCCGGATAATCAAAGCAGAATCTTTCAAAATAAAGAATATATAAAATGGGAAAGAAAATTACACGAAAGAGTTGAACATGCAAAAACATTTTCAAAATTTCCAGAATCGTATGATTTTGCTTTAATTCACAACAAAACAATTGAGAAACAAGAAAACACAAATTTAAGATATAACAAAGAATTTAGTGAATCGGATAATAGAGG